TAGAGGGCGTTGGGTTTGAGAGTGAAGAAACCTACCGTGGAAAGATTGAGACTCTGAAAGAATCATATTTCAAATCAGAATCTCCAATCGCACAATCTGATGAGCAGGAAGTATTAGCAGAAGAAGTTGAGCAAGTTTCTTCAAGCATGGACGCATATCTTCGCGCAGTTTCCCGCTTCAAGTAATCATTTTTACTAAATAATAACAAGTTCACTCACAAATCGCAACAAACTTTTAAGGAGTAAAGATCAATGTTCAAATCAGAACACCTTCAAGAGAAGTGGGCTCCACTCCTCAAGCATGAAGAACTTCCCGAAATCAAAGATTCATACAGAAGAAATGTAACAGCAGTTCTTCTGGAGAACCAAGAGAAATTCCTCCGTGAGTCACAAATGCTCACCGAGGCACCTACTAACGTAACCGATCCTACAGGCGCAGTTAGAACATTTGACCCCGTGCTGATCTCACTGATCCGCCGCTCAATGCCTAACCTGATCGCTTATGATATTGCTAGCGTTCAGCCAATGTCAGGTCCTACGGGTCTGATCTTCGCAATGCGCTCACGCTACAACACCCCATCTGGCGCAGAGGCACTGTTCAATGAGCCTAACGCTGGTTTCTCTGGTGGTGGTACTTCAGGTTACGATCCTACTGCAACATCTTCAGCAAACAATGATGCAGAAGGTTCAAACCCAGGTCTCCTGAATGACACAGGCACCTATGAGCTGACCGATGATGCTCTGGGCATGACCACCTCCGAGTCTGAAGCACTGGGCGATGGTTCTGGCACCAACTTCCGCGAGATGGCATTCTCGATCGAGAAGGTTGCTGTTACCGCTCGTTCACGCGCTCTGAAAGCTGAGTACTCACTGGAACTGGCTCAGGACCTCCGTGCTATCCATGGTCTGGATGCAGAGGCTGAGTTGGCAAACATTCTGTCAACTGAAATCCTGGCAGAAATCAACCGTGAGGTTATCCGCTCAGTATACATCACCGCTAGAACTGGTGCTCAGAACAACGTTGCCTCTACTGGCATCTTTGATCTGGACCTGGATTCAAACGGTCGTTGGTCTGTTGAGAAGTTCAAGGGTCTGCTGTTCCAAGTCGAGCGCGAAGCAAACGCTATCGCCCAAGAGACTCGTAGAGGAAAGGGCAACATCATCGTCTGCTCTGCTGACGTTGCATCTGCTCTGACCATGGCAGGCGTTCTGGACTACACCCCAGCACTCAACGCTAACCTGAATGTTGATGACACTGGCAGCACCTTCGCTGGCACCATCAACGGTAAGTTCAAGGTCTACATCGACCCATATTCCTCCAACGTTTCCAACGATCAGTACTTCGTCGTTGGTTATAAGGGCTCCAATCCTTATGACGCTGGTCTGTTCTATTGCCCATATGTACCTCTGCAGATGGTACGTGCAGTTGGCGAAGACACCTTCCAGCCCAAGATTGGCTTCAAGACTCGCTACGGTATGCAAGCAAACCCATTCAGCACTGGCGCTGTCAATGACGGCACTCAGCCAACTGCTGGTATCGGCGCTGCAAACGCAAACCGTTACTACAGAAGAGTCCTTGTACGCAACCTCATGTGATCCTGTGCTATAATACAGGTTCCGTGTGAAGGAAGTCTCCGAGGGTCCGAAAGGACCCTCTTTTTTTATGTCTAAATAATTTCAGAACTTTATGATTTTTTGTTATGGACTACAAACCATATTCGCAAGAGTGGCATAGGAAAAGATATTTGAAAGAAGCAATCGATAAGTATTTGGATGATTACGTTGACCCAACGTTTATCATAGATGATATCAAAGATATTCTTCACGCTCGCTCAGAAGCAGCGTATCAAGAATTCAATCGGATCAATCAATTAGAGCACTATCTCTCGGAAGAATAATATGCTGTCAACTCAATATAGACTAAGATTAGAGTTTATTTGTAAGAAGATTGCGAACAAGGAAGAAGTCAAACTTGAAGACATGATCTGGGCAGAAAAAATTGCCAAGCAATATACAACTGCTAGAGATTGGTTGAACAAAGCACGTCGCCAGGCTGCTCAAGACATTGAGGAGGGAAGTATGGATGATTTTATGAATAAGATGGGTCTTGGGGACCCCGATCCATCTAATTACAAGTCGGGGTTCTCTGGAGCGGATGAAATTGTAGATTGGTTCAAGCAAGACAAACCAGACGACTGGAGACAGAGGGACTAAATATTATATAACAGGAGGTGAGAATGTCCAACGTAACCACACCAATTACAAACAGAAATTTTTTATCGCCAGGTGGTTTTGATCTTGTTATCGAAGAAGCACCAAAGGTACAGTTTTTCTGTCAGACAGCAAACATTCCAGCAATCTCAATGATTGCTGCAGAGCAAGCAACTAGACTTAGGAACTTACCAGTTCCTGGTGATGAACTTTACTATCAAGATCTTGAAGTAAATTTCTTGGTAGATGAGGACATGGGAAACTACTTAGAAATTCATGACTGGATGAGAGGTCTAGGATTTCCTAAGTATGGTGGCGAATATGACTTTGATCAGAGAGGTCTTGATCAAAAGTATGACACAAACGATATTGTTTCCAACAGAATAAAATATGCAAGTAGAGAAAAATATGAAAGATCTGATATTACTTTGATTGTTCTCAACAGCAGTTATAACAGAGTAAAAACAGTAAACTTCAAAGACTGTTTCCCAGTATCACTTTCTACATTGAGATTTGATTCTCAACAATCTGATGTAGAATATCTAAATGCCTCAGTGGCATTCAAATACACTTACTTTGACTTTGCATGATTGATCTTGAATCTTTACAAACCAAGTGGGAGAAAGACTCTCAGTTGGGTGATGAACTTAGTGATGAATCTAAAAAAATCCCTTCACTACATTCAAAATATTTCAAAATTTATAATGAGATCTGTTTACTAAAAAGAAAATCAGAGTCTGATCTGAAAGTTCTTAGGAGACATAGATGGGAATATTATACAGGAAAAGCAGATCCAGAAGTATATGAGTCAGAACCTTTTGACTTCAAAGTTCTAAAACAAGACATCGATAGATATCTGGATAGTGATCCAAAGATACAAAAACTACAACTAAAGATTGACTATTACGAACAACTTGTGCTGTTCTTAGAATCTATCCTGAAACAAATCAGTGACAGGCAATGGCAAATCAGGAACGCAATTGAGTTTCAAAAACTAACATTAGGATACGGATGATATGAGCGACTTAGTGATCTCGAAGAAAAATGAAGTATATCTGAAAATAGAATGCGAACCACATATCAAATACGAACTATCAGATCAATTTACATTTGATGTTCCTGAAGCAGCGTTCATGCCATCTTATAGAAGTAAACACTGGGATGGCAAGATACGTTTGTTTTCACCACACACAGGGGAGATCTATTGTGGTCTTCTCGATAGATTGATTACATGGTGTGGAGAGCATGAGTATAAGATGAAATTTGAACCCAACAAATACTATGGTGATGTGTTGGAATCAAATCCTATGGTGACTATGGAAGGAGTCAAGTCCTTCATGACATCTATTACTTCATTCAAACCTAGAGACTATCAGGTCAAAGCAGTATATCAAGCACTCAAAAATAATCGTAAACTAATTATCTCACCAACAGCATCAGGTAAGTCAATGATGATTTACTCTGTAGTTAGATATCACGTTGCTAAAGGAGAAAGGATTCTTATCATTGTTCCCACTACATCTCTTGTAGAGCAGATGTATAAAGATTTTATTGACTATGGTTGGGACGCTGAATCGCACTGTCATAAAATTTATGCAGGATATGAAAAATTATCTGACAAGGATGTAACTATTACAACTTGGCAATCTATTTACAAGATGCCAAAGAAATATTTTGATGAGTTTACTACAGTGATTGGTGATGAAGCACACCAGTTCAAAGCAAAGTCACTGACTGGTATCATGACTAAATGTCATAATGCAAAGTATAGGATTGGTTTTACTGGAACTCTGGATGGAACTCAAACTCATAAATGGGTACTGGAAGGTTTGTTTGGACCAGCAGATAAAATTGTCAACACAGAAGAACTTATTGATCAGGGATATCTTTCTAAGTTTGAGATCAAAGTATTGATCTTGAAGCATGAGTATCAGAAGTTTGAAACTTACGAGGATGAAATTCAGTTTCTTATCAACAATGATCGTAGAAATAAGTTCATTAGTAACTTGGCATTAGATCTGAAAGGTAATACTTTGATTCTTTATAGTAGGGTTTCTACCCATGGTCAGGTTATCTATGATCTCCTAAATAGTAGTAAGACTCAGGACAGAAAAGTATTTTTTATACATGGTGGAGTGAATACTGACGAGAGAGAGGATGTGAGAAAAATCACAGAGTCTGAAAACAATGCAATCATTGTAGCATCTTACGGTACTTTCTCCACTGGAATCAATATCAAAAACCTTCACAATGTAATCTTTTCTAGTCCATCTAAATCTAGGATTAGAAATCTTCAATCGATTGGTAGAGTTCTTAGAAAAGGTCAGGCAAAAAATCTTGCAACTTTGTATGATGTGTCTGATGATGTTACCAATAACAATGGTAGAAAGAACTATACATTGAATCATCTCGTTGAGAGAATAAAAATATATAATGAAGAAAATTTTGATTATCAAATTATAAACATCGATTTCAGATAACACATGGGAGACGATTTTCACGCAGCAATCAAATTAGTATCAGGAGAAGAACTTCTTGCTCAGGTAATGTGGATTCCTGAAGATGATGTTCTCTTGGTATCTAATGCGATTACTATCAAAGAAGATACTATCAACCCACAACCAGGAGTATTTGCAAACATTGTTATTCCTAATATGTGGATGAAATTCTCTGGTGAAGATTGTTTTGTTATCGAAAGACATAACATTCTTACTATTACTGAACTCAGTGAAGGCGCAGTAGAGTTCTATGAAGAATGTTTTGAAAAAGCATATGCATCTCAGAGATCAATTATCTCTACAAATAAAGTCAACCCTGAAAAGAACGTTGGATATATTTCTACGATAGATGATGCTAGAGATTCTTTAGAGAAGTTATTCAATAAAGACTCTAAGTAATAAAGCTATATTGCTTTTGAACCTCCACAAGGTTATTGTACACTGATTCTAGGGTGTTGTCAAGCCTGGGTTTCTGTGTTATGATGTACACATGAAAACGGATACCTCTCCATGGCTGCAAAACCAGAACATTATGTAAACAACAAACAATTCTTAGAAGCACTGATTGTTTATCGGTCGAAGGTGGCGTATGCTAAAGAGAACGACCTACCTAAACCAAGAATTACTAATTATATTGGCGAATGTTTTTTGAAGATCGCTAATCATTTATCATATCGACCTAACTTTGTCAACTACATGTTCAAGGACGATATGATCTGTGATGGGGTGGAGAACTGTGTCCAGTATGTAGATAATTTCGACCCAAATAAATCTAATAATCCGTTTGCTTACTTCACTCAGATTATATACTACGCATTTCTTAGACGAATCCAAAGAGAAAAGAAGCAGTTGGAGATCAAAAACAAAATTATTGAGAGGTCTGGTTTTGATCAGGTGTTCACTGCAGATTCAAACGATGTAGGATATGATATCTCAGATATGAATACAATCAAAGAAAATGTTGAAGTGAGGATGAACAGATGACCGAACAAACAGAAACAAAAAGAAAAGCAAAACTGTCTGATTCTTTTGGTGGTACAGTAGAGAAAGATATTCCAGAAGATGCCGAATGGATTGATGATGCTTTTTACATCAAAAAAACTCGCTTTGGTATGCATACTAGCATCCTAAAAGAACCTCTGGGTCAGCACTTTATCACTGGTTTGGAGTATCAAACAGTTCTAGATGTCACTCGTTGGCATCTCAAATGCTTGCAAGATGGATCACTTGATGAAAATACTCGCGTTGTAAACAGTGGTGTTGTTGGAGGTAAACTGTGACTGAGAACGAACCCATGATCAAAGGAGATTGGCAAAAGTATGCTAATGAAAATATTGTTGAGAATCTTGTAAAAAAGATTGAGGATTTGTTGGGTGGTGAAGCAAAACATTACTATGTTTCTGACAGAACTACAAAGCATGAAAAGATTGTAATTGAGTACAACCACGAAACCAAATGAAAGTAGCTATCATCACTGACCAACATTTTGGTATGAGAAAAGGAAGTCAGATCTTCCACAATTTTATTGGTAAGTTTTACAAAGACGTATTCTTCCCTACTCTTGAGGAAGAAGGTATCTTCAACGTAATTGATTTGGGAGATACCTTTGATAATAGAAAGAGTATTGACTTCTGGTCTTTGGAGTGGGCAAAGAAAAATTACTATGATGTTCTCAGACAACACAATGTCAAGGTTCATACAGTAATTGGAAATCATACTGCTTACTATAAGAATACTAATAAGATCAACACAGTGGAACTTCTTCTTGAAGATTATCATAATGTAGAATGTTATTCGCAAGCTACTGAAGTGATGGTTGGTGGATTGCCTATCTTGTTCATCCCATGGATCAATGAAGAAAATGTCGTAGAAACTGACAAACTTATCAAGAGCACAAAGGCAAGAGTTGCCATGGGTCACTTAGAACTTGCTGGGTTTGAGGCACACCCTGGATACAATCATCAACGTGGTGATAGCGTAGATAAATATAAAAAATTTGAGAAGGTATTCTCTGGTCACTATCACACCAAGAGCACTAAAGGTAATGTAACATATCTTGGAAACCCATATCAAATCTATTGGAATGATTATGGTGATAGGAGAGGATTCCACATCTTCGATACCGATGATCTGAGTCTCAGGTATGTTAGAAATCCATATACAATCTTCGACAAAATCACCTATAATGATGAAGTCAATGATTATTCAGAACATGATTACGAAGATTACAGTGAAAAGTTTATCAAAGTAATTGTAGAAAAGAAAACTGACTACAAAACCTTTGATAAGTTTTTGGAAAACGTTTACTACTCTGGTGCTCATGATGTAAAAGTCATTGAGAATTTTGATTTGAGTGCAGAGAGTGAAGAGGAAATTGAAGTAGAAGATACTTTGACTACTCTTGAAAAATATGTAAATGAACTTGAGACGGATTTGAATAAGTCTTCTTTGACCTGTATTCTAAAAAATCTTTACGTAGAAGCGTCAGAAGTATAATGTACATGCTCACTCTCCAAGGATCAGGCCAGCAAGCATATGCCTCAAGCACTAAAGATGGAAGTAGATCTTTGCAACTTTTTATTGACAAAGACGATGCAGTGCGCTATGCTGGTCTTCTGGAAGCAGACGATCACCCTGCTTTAGAAATCGTAGAAGTGGATGACGATAGTATCGTCAAGACATGCGAACTCATGGGATACAAGTATTCCATTATTACTCCTGATGACTTTGTAATTCCTGAACCCAATGATATTTTTTAGAACGATTCGCTGGAAGAACTTTCTTTCTACTGGCAATACCTTCACTGAGATTGCTCTAGATAGTTCTCAGGCAACGTTGATTGTGGGTACAAATGGTGCAGGAAAATCTACCATTCTTGATGCTCTGACATTCTCCCTGTTTGGTAAACCATTCAGGAAGATCAATAAACCACAACTTGTCAACTCAATCAACGCAAAGGAATGTGTTGCTGAGGTAGAATTTTCTATCGGTTCTATCGAGTGGAAGATTATCCGTGGCATCAAACCAAACATCTTTGAGATCTACAAGAATGGAACTAAGTTAGATCAGAATTCTTCTGCCGCAGATCAACAGAAATGGTTTGAACAAAATGTATTGAAGTTGAACTTCAAGTCATTTACTCAGATTGTTATCTTAGGTAGCAGTACCTTTGTACCATTCATGCAACTGCCTGCTGCTGGTAGACGTGAAGTCATCGAAGATATTCTTGACATCAAGATCTTCTCCACCATGCATATCTTGGCGAAGGAGAAGTTGAGAATGATCAATGAAGACATTAGAGATTTGGAATCTCGCACGGAGTTGGTGAATGAGAAAATCAATATTCAAGATAGGTTTATTGAAGAACTCACATCACAGTCAGACAAAAAGATTTCTGAGAAACAGGAAGAGATTAGAAGACTAAAAGATAGAAAGAAAACTCTCTCAGGTCAAATCGATGAATGTTTTACCACGATTGAAACTCTGGAGAAGATGTATACTTCTCCAGAAAAACTTCAGGAGAAGCAGGATAAATTGAAGACTCTTTCTTTCCAGATTACTTCTAAGAAGAATCTTCATGTTAGAGATCTGAAGTTCTTCCAACAGACTGATGATTGTCCAACATGTGGTCAACACATTGATACTGCATTCAAACAGGACAAGATCTCCACTTATCAAGACAGTGTTGATGAGATGTCAAATGCACTTGAAAAACTTGACGTGGAACTTCAATCATTGAAAATGAATATTGATAACATCGTATCTTTGTCAGAACAGATTCAGGAAAAGAAATACGATTTTAGGAAGTTGAAGAATGATTGTGTGAACATCGACGACAAAGTTGATTACATCACTAAAGAAATCTCTAGTATTGGAAACAATAATGTTGACAAAGAGATTGAGAAAAGGCAAGAGTTCCTTGGTCAGAAGAAACTTTTGAATGATATGCTTTCTGAAACTAAGAAAGCTAAGGATGAGCATGAAGCAGTCAACTATCTTTTGAAAGACAGTGGAGTCAAGACTCGTATCATCAAAAAGTATCTTCCTCTTATCAATAGAACTTGTAGAGATTATCTGACTCAGATGGATTTCTCTATCAACTTTTCTCTTGATGGTGAATTCAATGAAACTATCAAGTCTCCTATTCATGAAGACTTCTCATATAGTTCTTTCAGTGAAGGTGAGAAGATGAGAATCGACCTAGCACTTCTGTTTACTTGGAGAGAAGTTGCGAGAGTCAAGAACTCAGTCAATACCAATCTTCTTATCCTTGATGAGATCTTTGACAGTTCTCTCGATACATCTGGTACAGAAGATTTCTTGAAGATCGTTAGGTTTGCTGTCAGGGATGCAAATACATTCGTCATCTCACACAAGGGTGACGTTCTACAAGATAAGTTCGCAGACACCATCCAGTTTGAGAAGGTCAAGAACTTTAGTAAGAAGGTGACAGTCAACTAAGTGTCCACTCACCCCTGGGGAATCTCCCTAGGGGTATTATAATATGTGCATACACAGAGAGGTCCGATGTCCGTCAATCTAGAAGTCAAGGGTCAACTCGCTAAACTGCTCGCTACTGAGAACCTAATCGTTGAGCACCGTAACGTTGAGACTGCTCAGTTTGACGTACAGAAGCGTGTGTTGACTCTGCCTAACTGGAAACGTGCTTCCAACCAAGTGTTTGACCTGCTGGTTGCCCATGAGGTTGGTCATGCATTGTATACCCCTAACGAAGACTGGAAGAAAAAATGTAATGTACCTATGCAGTTTCTGAATGTCACTGAGGACGTTCGTGTTGAGAAACTGATGAAGCGTAAGTTTGGTGGTCTTCGTAAAACTTTCTATAAGGGTTACAATCACCTTGCTGATCAGGACTTCTTCTCTATTGGAGATGAAGATGTTGGTGAGATGAACCTTGCCGACCGTGCCAATCTTTATTTCAAGATTGGTAACTTTGTTACAGTCCCTTTCTTCAACCAAGAAGAGAGTGATATCATCAAGATTATTGAAGACGCAGAAACTTTTGAGGATGCTATCGATGCGGCTAAAAAACTGTACCGCTACTGTAAGGATCAGCACAAGAAGCAACAGGAAGATCAACAGCAACCTACCAATCAGGGTTCTCCACAGGCATCAACTGACGGTCAACCCCAATCCGAATCAATCCAAATCGATTCGGAAGAGGATTCTGATCAATCTCAGGAGCAAGTTGAGACTTCTGACAACACTGCTGGTGGCAGTGTTCAGTCTCTTTCAGATTCTGCTGATGCTGAATCGCCCGAACCAGAGGTAAAAACTCAGAGTGAGTTGGATGAGCAACTCAAAGATCTGATTGGATTTGGTGGTAATGATAATAAGTATATCGAGATTCCCAATCTTGATCTCGATAAGGTGATTCATTCACATGACAAAGTTCTTGCTGATATCAATGACCACTTCAGTGTCTTTCCTCAAGAATCCTTTGAGAACTCTGACCTCTCCTATCGCCAGTTTTGTAAGTCTTCTGCTAAAGAAGTC